TTCCATGAACAAGGCAGAATATGCCTCGGAGGATTGAAACTCCTCACGAAGCTCCTGCGTCTTGATGAAACGTTTCCCATCGTCCGACCTCTTGCCATAGGACGAGAGAATGAGTTCCTTGAACTCAGCGATGATGGCTTTACCATCTTCTGAAGCGACGATCCTCTGAAGATGCTCGTGCATTCCTCCCTGATGCGACATCTCCATCTCGATGAGATCAGCCTTGGACAGATGGAAATAGTGGTCCTCGGTTACCGTATTTCCATCGAAGTCCTCGTAGGTGATGCTCTTCTTGAGCACTAGACCTCCTGGTTGAGTTTGTGAAGAGCTTTGAATGTGTGATACAGCGCCCATCCGCTGTACGCAAACATGGCTCCGTGGACAATAAAGAAGCCCCTGGCCGAGACCTCGATAGTGACTTTGCTTGTGGGCGGGTCCTGCCCCGTCTGATAGACAGGACCCTCTACCACAACCTTCGCCGTTTCCATCAGTACAACTGGCTGTAATTCATCGCCGGAGCCACAGAGAAGTCAACTGACAGACACGGCTTCATGTCCGGAGACATGACTGTCGAGAACTTCAACTCCATCGGTCCGGTTGTAGCCGAGTTCCAACCGACCAGATCCGAATATCCCGTCGGAGCAATATCGAGCTCGTCATAGAAATAGCTCAGACTGGCATAGTCGTGGTTGTAGATCTCAGCGTTGGTGGAGAGCTCCGCCTGCTTGATCTCCTGCATGGTCGAGTTGAAATATCGTCCGGAGAACAGGTCGTAGCACAGCACCGACTTCCCATCGAGGATGATCACCTCTCGATTGGGAGGATTGGCGTTGACTCGATCCTGAGCAATCTCAGTCCGGATCTGCTCATTCTTCGGCCCGGTGAGCTTCTCCTCGACCTTCCTCTGGAAGTCCTTGAGCCGATTCTCGGAGATGGAATATGCTGCGGCCAGAGCAGCAATCCGCTGAGCGTTCATACGATTCGCCATGATGATAGCGGCGATGGTGACGCCTCCAGCTGCGACCGGAGGAATATAATGCGGCCAGACCATCTTCACCTTCTCGATGGTGGTCATCTGCGGCTCCCGATCCTCGGGCTCCTGCATCTCGGTGGCGATCCGGCGCTGCATCTCCACTTCGAGAATGGTGGACGCCTTGAAGGACGCCCGTGCCGTCAAGACGGCAGTTGTGACAGTACCAACAACCCCACCGGCGGTCAGAATGCCCGTGGCGTTGTCCGAGATGAACTTCTCGGCGTGCTGCTTGATGATGGTAAGGTTCATGCGTGCTTCACTCCTAGCGCGGATCTGTTCCGCTTTATGGCCCGACGCTCCGCAATCTCACGTGATGTCGCCCGTACTGGCACGGTACGCGTCATGTTGTTCGGATATATCAGGACGATTTGGTATAGCCGCTGAGCCTTTCTGGGCCGCATACGGTTCTCCTTTGGACAGAAAAAAAGAGAGAAGCCTGGTATAGGCCGAGTCCTCATTCAAGGTCTTCCGGCTGGTGCCTAGCAGTTAAGGCTCCGACTTCTCTCTCATATAATGGGATGTTTTTGGCGCGAGCTCAGCCAGTAGCCAGTCCCTCGATGACGTAATGTAGGCCCTCAAGCTCATCGGTATGACCATTGATATGTCTGGACATTGCGTGAAGCGTGTTGCGTGTTGACTCTGCCGCCTTACCAACCGACGGCCACATCTCGTCCGTCTCGAGACAGCGTACGATCTTGCGCATGTGGCCACCATTACTCACCACGTTGGTCATCACCGGAGCAATGACCGGAGCAATAGACGGAGCGACGGTATTGTTGAATGTCGGAGCCATGTGAACTGTCTTTCCCCGGACCAAATATCCGAAGGTAAGGCAGCCAGCTCCGACACCGATCGGGACTCGATTATCCTTGACCCACTTGACCATCGCATTGTCCCGCATGTTCTCGCGAGCTTCGTTGTAGCGATCTCGCAACTTCTTCTTATTAGGTTCCTCAGGCATCCTAGCCTTTCGGTAGTAGATTAAAAAAAGAGAAAGAGGGATAATGTTCCAATGACGCCAGGCAAGTATGTGGGCTTCACTCCCACTCGAGTCGTCTTTATTATCTTTCATGTTGTGTAGCTTCAACCTACATCGAACATGTCTTTCTCATTACACCACATGCTTTTCACGCGAGGCTAAGCTCCTTGAGTAATACCAATGTAGGTAACCACCACGATGAATATCACGAAGGCAACGCAAAGACCGACCACAACCCAGAATATGATCTCGAGAAATTTCATGGCAAAACTCAAACCCCATGCGGGGTCTGAGTCTGAACTACTTGACGAACTTCTTGGACATACGGACTCGACGATTGACGTCACGAGCATACGCCGAAGAGCCCTTGTAGTTTCCATAGGCTTCGATAATCTTGCTGAATCCCATCAGCACAGCACTACCGGCAGCCATGAAAGCCACAGGGTTCTCTTCGAACGCACGAACGATGGTGTCTTTGTTGATCTCCATGTGTACTCCTTGTTAGTAAGTGGTTTCTATATAAGGAGATGTTTTTGATGCGAAAAAGTAAAAGCCCGTGTAGGGCTCTTACTTTTCAGCACCAAATCTGTGTACATCCAGGAACGAGTTTTGTCTCTGCCAATTTGGCCTGTGATGCCTTGATCATCTCATCGTACTGTCGAGCCTTTCGCTCATCGAGTTTCTTCTCGACAGTGTATTTGAGGTTGAACAGGGCAATCTGGGTCTTCATAAACATTACTAAAATCTCCTTGTAATTAACAACTTTGGTTCTCATTACAGGAGATGCTTTCCACGCGAGGGCAAAAACCAAAGCCCCATGTAGGGGCTGTGGCTTAGAGCTGATTCGCTCGGACTTTCAGTTCTTCAAACTTACGCTGGTCTCTGCGCGCATCGTATTCGATGTATCCGATGATCACCACAATCAGGCTGGCGTTTAGGCCAAACCATTGAAAGGGGTGATTGCGGATCCATCGCCACTGAGCGGCGTGCCACTTGCGGTAAAGCTTGAACATTTGAATCTCCTTTGTTGAATTAGTTCTCATTACAGGAGATGTTTCTCACGCGAAAAGCGAAAGCCCCATGTGGGGCTCGCGCTTAAGCAATAATTTCTAGAGTATCGTCTTCTGTCATCTCTTCAGCTAGCTCATCAAGTGTCATGAATGTGGCCTTGAATTCACGCGGAATTTCCAGTTGCTCGATAACCATAAAGTATTTCTGGTTTTCGAGATCAAGCGGTTCACCGCCAGTAATCTTGGCCGCCATATCAAGCACTTCTTGAGTAAGCGTTAGTGCATATCTAGTAGACATAACTTCTCCTTAAATTGTTGGTTCTCATTACAGGAGATGCTTTCCACGCGAAAAAAAGAGACCCCATGATTTTGGGGCCTCCTTTTTCGACTTTTCAGGATTATCTCAATCGAATGAAGCTTAGCGCTTTGGACGTGAGTACGTTAAGCTCTTCGTGTCGGATGATCATGAAGATCCCGATGAGATTGGCAGTGACTGTGAGAACGGTGTCAGGACTTGGATGCTTCGGCTTGTCTTCTTCTCTAAGCTTGTGCATTGTCTCGATCCGTCTCAGAATCACTTCATACTCTTTGGAATCAACGTCATGATCCTGCAACAGAAGAACAGCTCTCGCTATCTCATTATCAATATAGCTGTGCTTCAGTTCGGGCATTAAATCTCCTTTTGTTGGTCTCACTATACGGCGTGTTTCAGCCGCGACCAACCAAAATAAGAACCCCCAACATCACAAGCAGCAAAAGAATGAAAAACCAGAAGAGAAGGCTAGGAGTCTTCATCGAGTTTGATCACTCTGAATATGACTACCTGTTTGTGTTCGAGATCAGAGGGATCCCCCTTCAGTTCCAGACTGTACACCCGCTTCTCTCCCCTAGTGGTGACGTTGATCACTCCTTCTGATACGCGATTCTGTTTCTCGTCATCGAGTTTCTGCTTGGAATATACGCCAAGTGCGGTAAAGAAGGCAACAGCTACTGCACCGATAAACCGTAGTTGGTCATTTGGATTGAGAATATCGATTGCGCCAATGGCCAATACACTACCGAAAAATGCTGACGTTCCGGCCCAGAATGCCAGATGATTCCTCATACTCCTCCCTAATATAGAGGCCATCCGCAGCCTGTGAGATCGATAGTGTCACCGGGAGCAAATATTGGAAAGTCGCCAAGCCCAGATATGTTAGCCTCCATTATCTGACAATCGGGCGGCAGATGGAATCCCATGTCGCCTTTCAGCTTTCCTGGAGCAGTAGGCACACTACCGGGAGTACCAGTAAGCACCGCAGGCCCATAGTCGCTTCCTTTATTGGGAACTCCGCCGAAGCTCCAATAGTTGAATCCCGGATGCAACGTACCCGTATAACCGACATCCGCAGCATTTGGGGTAAGCATCAACGACCAGCTGTGAGTAATATAGCCATCTGGGCCGGTATACACCGAAGGATGAAAAGCGAAATAGCTCAACAAGCCTCGTTTGGCATCCCCGCATTCCTCAAGGAGTAAGGCCACATACACATAGTCGTTGAGCTGGTCATAGAAATATACGACCTTGTAATACGTCGTCATCGTCGGATCCATGCTGCAGATGAAAGAGAGTTGCCCGTTTCCCTTTACCAGACTGTAATCGATTGGAAGGGCAATAACTCCAGCTGGAATAAGATCCGCCTTTTTGAACTTGATCGTTGCGCTGTAGTAATTGGAAACCCAATTGCCTATGTCGGGAAGATCGACCACAGGAGAACCTGAACAACCGAGATATGCCACACCCACATCGGAATCGTTTGGGGTAACGGCAAGAGTCGACCATGACACATCCGTGTCAGATCCTCGAGCCAAATATCCATCGGAGCGACGCTGATAGAAAGCATCAGCATTCAGGTTGCATCCCAGATTTCCGGCAGCCAGCGGATTCTGTGCCCCATTACATTTCAAGGCACCTGTACTACCACTTGGAACACTGATGAAACACCGATACCCATCCTTCTGAGGAACCTCACAGAAATTATCCCCTTTAGCATAGGATTCGGCACTCTGCTTCGGCTGATACGTACTTGGAATATGAACCAGTGGATCATACGGATACGTCGCGTAATCACCAATCATCTGTACAGTTCCATTAAGATGGAATCGATTATCATGAGATGAATATCCACCATCAATGTTCTGCCAAACAGCTGATGTATCTATATACTCATCCAGTGAACCGGTGTTTCCGTATGCATCATATACCGAATTGCTGGTAGGCCATGAAATACCAGAGAAAATCAAAGATAGCCAACTGAAGTCATAACGACTATCAGCAACCGCTCGAAAAGGATTCCCATCATCCAGCGTTACTGTGCCCTCGGGATTGATTGTGACTGGCAACCACGGACCGATCTTGAGGCCTCCGTCATAGAAATACTCAAAGGTACTATTGAAGTGATCAACTAGCACCCGACCGCTTATCGGCGTCTCTGGGGCCAAATCAGAAGGAATATTGGTAAGCAGGACATCCGAACCGGGATACGTATCGCCATCAACATTGACCGCACCAATGAGATATACATTTCCCGAGTGAACGTAATAACCTGCATCTGTATCGTAATCCCAATCTGAGGTTTCCCAATCGGTGAAATTGCTCAGTCCCAACTCGCCTTGAGGTACTACCGGTCCTTCGTTGACATCCGTATTGTCGGCCAAAGGATCGCGGCCCGTGTCCTGGCCAAGAAATATGGGGTCTGTTCCTAGATACTCAGGATCCATTGCCGAAGGGTCCCAACTGTCAGCAGTGGGAGGAGCCACAGCATCAATAGGCATCGCTGGAGCAATTACAAACGGCATGAAATCCTGATCCGCGTGATAATTGGTTTCTTCCTCTGCCATGACTTCAAACGTCGGATACTCCTTCATTCCATACTGATCCTGCGAGCGAATATATTCCGTTACTCGCGCCTTGAAGACGATTCCCGAATTCCCTTCTACCTCGATTACATCTCCGAGAAAGTAATCCCTGGGAAAATGGTACTGGGTCTCGTGCCCCAGAGCTTGTCCATCGATAGTCTGAGTATGCTTATGCTGTTGAAATATCTTGTGGGCAACTCCGGCAAGGAAGCGATTGAGCTTATCGCCAGTGTAATTAACATCAGGAGCGGCTTCATAGATCACTCTACGCCCAAAACCCACCGGGGGCGTATTGACGAATTCGGGATAGTGAACCGTTATCTTCCCTTTGTGAAGCAAATATAGAACGTTCGCAAATGTCGTATTACCTCTGACCTCTTTGGGATTGGTCAAGGTCTCCGTCTTCGGAGTGAAGCGAACGGTTTCGAAAAGGTTCTGAGTACTTGTGCGATCCTTGCCATGATACGTAGTGAATCTCAGCACGAAATCCTTCGTGTCAAAATTCGCCTGAGCCAAATATAGCGAAATGCCCACATGCTCGTCTGAGGCTATTTGCTGGATACCGTCATAGAGCTGGGTTCCGTTGGGAAATATGAACTTCTTCTTATCTCCCACACCATCGATGTGCGCCAGAGACAGATTACCAAATTTCTCGCTGCCCCAATCCAGATCGATGTCGTCGTAGTACCCTGAGAAATGAACCGGATCGATCACCAGTTTATTCACTACATCAGATATGAACTGACCTGCCGTCTGATCATCCGTAGTGTAATCAGCGAAAAGAGTACTGCTGCTATCGGTGTGATCATAATCCGGGTTCTCAAACCAGGCAATTCTCTGGTTGAGGAAAGACACCAGCGATCGACCACTAACCGTCAATAAACCACCATCGAATGATTGGGTCTCAACGATCATGACCTCTCTTACACCGCGCAGGCCCAGAAAACATCCAGGATGCAAGATGCTGATCAGCTGACCGGTAGGAGGAACCACGAGCTGAAAATCTCCCGCGGTAGAATATCTTTGTGTCCAGATCAGAGAGGTATAGCGCTCGATCTTGTACTTGATGAGAAAATCCGGAGTCAGACTGTACAAGTCCATGTCATACTGAAACACCATTACAGTCCACCATACCGGTTGAAATAGCTCAAAGTCCACTGGGGCCCGACATAATCAGCCTTCACTGTGAGCTGATTTGTCCCTGGAAGAAATACCGGCCAACTTGAGCCTTTGTACATACTAGCCATAGCGCTGCGAATCAAATCTCCTGTGGCTTCATCTACCAATTGAACTCGACGACGTGTCGGAACTGTGATAAGTCTCAAGAACTGATCCGGACTGATGAATATCCCGTTGACTGCAAGATCTTGATTGAACGGTCCATTCACATTCGTAACTTCGATACTTCCTGCATAATTCACATCTGTACTATGGACTTCCAGATAGTTGAACCCGTTGCTGACTGACCCGGTGTATTCAACCTCGGTTATGTAATCTGCAGCGTCGTTGGGACCGATTATGTGCTCATCACTACCGACGAAATCGGGTAGGGGACAGATGATCGAAACCTGCATCTCAGGGTCTTGCGAGAATATGTTCGGTTCCACCGACTCCACATACGCGCTGCGAATCTGCGCATTCTCGTCGGGAATATCAGGGGAGAAGAAAGTGAGAGTCACTCCCAGCTCCGGCATGAAATATCGATACACCTGCTGGCGAAGCGCTCCGATGGTTTGGCCAACTGCGAAATTCGGATTCAACCCCAGAGTCAAGATGATGTTGCGTTGCCCCGTAGATGTACCTTGAAAGAACACTCCTCGAGCGAGGGCAAACGGAGCCGTCTGAAACTCGGCTTTGACAGGACCCAGACCGTCGATGTTCCGGATCTGGATCGGCACGTCGTCAACTGAATCAGGATGCAAGGAGCCGAAGCCACCCATAGGCAGTGCGGGAGCCCCAGGCAGCTGACTGTCGACTTCCATTTTGGTAATCAAGCTTCGCCTCCTTTCACATATTGACTAGTTCCTGACCGGACCCCGCGTAGTGCTCTACACGAGGCCCGGTCAAGCTTATGCACCCACCAGACTCTTGACCTGGGAGAGCTGGTTCTTTGTCTGCCGATAGATCTCAATAGCTGGCAGAGGATCGGGTGAGTTGTTGGTCTGATTGAACGTGACGTTCGTAGCTGCCGCCGGAGCAGGCTGAGTTGTATCCGTAACTGGCGCCTGCTGGTCGGCAGATATCTTCGCTGCCTGATCCGTGGAGATCTTGGCAGTGATCACAGAACTGGGCAGAATATCGTTCAGCTTCTTGGCATTTGCCTGAACATGTGACAGATCTAGCACCGGAGTAATAACCGGGTTAAGATCTCCCATCACTCCAGATATGGCATCCGGAACCTTTCCAAAGGAGGCCTTAGCCGATTTAACTGTCTTTCGAGCACTAGCTTCCATAGCCTTGTCAACTGGGTCGAAGCCCTTCTGAATGCCTATGAGGAAGCCTTCTCCAATATGGCCACCGATCTCCATCATCAGCTTCGATGGAGAACCGATGCCGAAGAAGTCCAGGATAATTCCAGGTAGAGACTTGATCTTCTTCCACAACCACGAAGTAAGATCACCCCAGTAAGTCCCGATTCCCTTGATCATTCCTGAAACCAGAGCTTCGGTTATATTCGCACCAGCATCACCCAATTGCTTGCTGCGCTTTCGAATGACTCCGGCTATCCCATTCAGAAGAGTGATAACCGCCGTAGCTATCTTATCGGCCAGATCGACTATACCTTTGGCTAGAGCAGTAATGAATTTCCCAGCTGCGTCTGTGCCAGCTTTAATAATCTTCTTGGCCGAATCGCCAACGCCGGTTATGAAATGAGCGATAGCATTCCCACCAGCATTCACTATCCGCCACAGATTCTTGCCAATACCGGTGATAATATTCACAATAATGTCGCCACCCGCATCAAGGATCTTCTTGACGTTCTTGGCAATTCCCTTCAGGAACGAAACAATCAGATTTGCGCCAGCGGTGACTATCTTCCCAATATTCTTGGCTAGGCCATTTAGGAAGGACACAAGAAGGTTGACACCAGCAGTAACTATCTTAGGCGCCTTCTTGGCCAATTCACCAAGGAATGTGGTGATAATCCGAGTGACCGTGTCAACTATCTTACCGATATTGTTGGCAATGCCAGTCAGCAGGGTGAGGAACAGTTTGGCGCCAGCGTCAAGTATCGGCCCAGCATTGTCGCTGATCACCTTGAGGATGGCAGAGATCAATGCACCGATAGCGGATGCTATTTTGGGTGCCAGTTTGATGATCCCGTCCAGCAGATCCCCGGCAATAGAAACAAGTCCCTTTACTATCTTAGGTGCGATCTGAACAACCGTAGATAGAATATCGAGGAAGCCCTTGAACAACTTAATGATCATTCCGGGGAGAGCGGATATGAACAAGGAGATAGCCGCTATGATAGCCGCCATAGCCTTGACCGATGTGTCGGAGAGCAACGAAATGCCCTTGGCGAACAAATATACGGCTCCACCTACCGCGGCCAAACCTATACCCAGAGCCAGAATGGCTACACCCAGCGCTGTCAATGGCACCGCCACAATTATGCCAACCGCAGCAAGTACACCCAAGGTGAGTGCCATAGCACCCAATCCCTTGAGAATGACACTCCAAGGCAGAGAACCTATTGCTGCCAATGCTGGTACCAGAAGGTCTATACCCACTGCAGCAAGTGTCAAAGCTGCCGCACCAGGTAGAGCGCCTTCCATGGCGTAGAGACCGAGTGCCAATATACCCAAAGCGAGGCCGATAGTAACCAGACCTTTACCAAGCGTCTCAAGCGACATATGACCCATGAGAGAAATTGCGCCAGCAAGCACAACCAAGGCTCCGGAAACGAGAACCAATCCTGCTGCCGTCAGCGGAAGATCCGGTGGGAAATATGACATAGCTGCCCCAATAATGACCAGAGCACCACCGATAGCCAAGATCCCCTTGGCCAAAGTGGCAATACTCATGTGACCGAAGGCCGAAACAGCACCGGCGAGAATAACCAATCCGGCACTGACTAAAATAAGCCCAGCTCCGAGGATTGGAAGAGTCGTAGGCATGAGCTTCATAGCCAAAGCGATAGCCGTCAGACCACCGGCAACCCCAACCAATCCCTTACCCATCTGCTCCCATGACATAGTGGCAAATATCTTCATCGCCACAGCCAGGATGTTCAAGCCGATAGCAAGGGGTATCAATGCCAAACCTGTGGCAACCAATTTCACCGAAGACATAGCTTTGGTTCCGACAGCAACCGCAGTCAACCCTCCAGCAACACCGACCAAGCCTTTTCCAATCTCTTCCCATGACATGGTGGCAAATATCTTCATTGCCCCAGCCAAGATGAAAAGAGCAGTAGACAGAGCAATCAGGCCTACAGCTGTAGTAATCAGACCGCCGGTTCCACTCTTGATTTTGCTCAGAATGGCCATGGCCGCTACGAGTTCGCCCATACCCACAGCCACTGCGGTAAGTGCCTTGGATAGCTTTGCCGGATCGATCGTAGATAGAAGTGCAACTGCTGCCGCCAAGACACCAATCGCAAAGGCAATAGTCAAAAGCGTATGAGCCTGGATATTCTTCTGCATCGCTTCCAGTTTGCCGGTCAGAGCTTCAAACGTGCCGCTGAGATTCTTCAGCAGCCCACCACCGAAATCGATGTTGATCCCACCGCCAAGAGCCTTCTTGATGGCAAGAAATATCCCGGCGATGAGTCCCGTCTGAATGGCTGAGAAGACTTTGTCATAGTTGGCGTGCTTGATGTCGTCCGCGACCATATCTCCGAAGTGACCGATCACATCCGCAATATTATCCAACAACGGAGAAAGAGCCTTCTTGAGCTTACCCAATATGCCGAGAAATCCCTGCCAAGCTCCCTGAGCACCTGAAACAATCCCGCTAAGGGGGTCCAGAGCCGTTGTAAGGCCTCCTACGGACTTGGATATACCTGAGGACACATCTCCTATGTCCTTGCCGGAAAACAGGTCCTTGAGCGCCTGGCCAATCTCCTTGATGAATTTGAGAGGGTCTTTGAGAACCTTTTTCAAATCATCAAATAGCGTTTCGAGAATGTTGCCTTTGGATACGATCTTATCCAGCTTGGTCAGGAAATCGCCAATGTTGGCAGTGATTCCAAGAAAGCCTCCGCCGACACCACTGGCTGCACCGAGAAGCTTTCCAAATATCTCGAACACATCTTTGACAATCGTCCAGCCAATATGCAGAACCGCAAAGACCCCATCAAATGTCTTCCGGAGATGTTCCATTGTCTCCGGAGCCGGTCTGAGCCGATCCATCAGCTTCTTGAAATTATCGGTCATCGACAACAGATCGTGGGTTGTTGTCGCTGGGAAAATATCCCTGAACGCATCTTTGATAGGCTTTATTATGTGCGACAGATCCGTGAATCCACTCTTGAGTCCCGCCAACAACTCAGTCCTGCCACCCCGTTTAGAGAAATCTGTAAGAACTACGTTGAAATCATTAAGTGGCTTGGTAAGGGCCGTTTCCAAGAAATTATGCAATCCACTGAACAGCTTGGTTGCCTGACCAATGTTTCCAAAGATGGTCTTAAATATGTTGCCCCAGGCTGTACCAACTTCTTCCTTGAGAGACTGAGTCAGCTGTGAAAATGTCTTGACCTGTGTTGCCGCGTTGACCGCCGTCCTGCCCTGAGCTTCGATTGCTTTGATCTGGGCTTTATTGAATCCCTCGGCAGCGAGCTGGGCAGTGCTCAAATCACCGGTGAACTGACCCAAGGTCTTGACCAGAACATCAGAAGTCAGCCACGTTTTCTCGCCAGGCTTGGCTTGAATCGATGTGCGGAAATTCTGCCCATTGATGGTGGCTTGACCAGTCTTCTTGTCAATATCAACCGCGCCCTTGGCGATTGTCCCCATAGCTTCACCAGTACGGATAAGCGACTTCTGGAAGACCGAACCACCTATACCAGCATTGACAACTGAGTTCCAATCCTGCAAACCAACCTTACCTGAAGCAATAGCTTGGGAAAGCTGATACATCGCTGACGATGCTTGCTGCGAATTCGAGCCCGACAGAGCTGCCAGGTTGGCAATACCCTTGATGGATTGGGTAGCCGGTCCCAATTTGACACCGGCGGCTGTGAAGGTACCGATATTCTTTGCCATGTCGGCAAAGTTGTATACCGTCAGGTTGGCGTACTTCTGCAGATCCTTAAGGGCGGAATTGACCTGGTCCATGCCCTTCTTGCCCTTTAGACCAGTGTTGGCAAGAATTGTCTGAACCGCGTTGATCTGGGTCTCATAGTCATGAAAACCCGCAACCGCTGGATCAATAGTGAACGACTTGGCAATGGCGCCAGCCTTCTGAGCAACCACCGCAGCAATATTGCCCATAGCGACCGAAGCTGCAGTCTGAATGGCCGACAAATGACTGCCAATACCGTCAATGGCACTGTACATCCCACTGAAACTGACGCTATCCGCCGACTTTTCCATGTCGGTGAAAGTAGTTCCAGCACTGACACCACCGAGCTTCTGCTGAAGCTTGTCCAGAGCAGTCATCGGCTCGGTCATACTGACCTTGTCCGAGGCCTTCTCTATATCGGTGAAGGTGGTTCCAGCATTGGTCATGCCCAGTTTCTGCCGCAACTTGTCCAATGCTGACATAGGGCCTTGAAGGGTGACCTTGTTGGAGGAGGCTTCAAGCGATGCCAGACCATTAACTTTGCCGATGTTGCCAATCGCTGTGTCCAACTTGCCCAACGACGACAATGACGTCGCCACATTGGCTTCGAATCTCGCGTTCTCGAAGCTCATAGCAACGACGCGTTCGTCAATGCTTGCCATTACCTGGTCACCTCCCTCCACATGTCGGCTGTAATCTGTTCAAATATGGGACGCATGGCAGGATTGATGAAATCCAGCCCTTGAACGTACCCACCGTTCCTTGTGCCGTGTCCGTATTGGATCAGCACGACTACTGGAATATGGCCGGGTTCAACCGCATCGCTGTTCCGCCACTTGATAGAGAAGTATCCAGGTTTGTTGATTATCTCGTATGACCACAGTTGGGAAGTGTCTCCATCTCTGTCCGGAGTGGCCGAACGTAAAGCTGACACACCTTGCGCCGCATACTTCTCGAGATCGATCAAATATGCTCTGGATAGCATCCTCCGGAGGAAATCTTCGGTGTGGTTCCAGTTACTAGAAGAATATACCTTGATCATGGATTGACGATGCCAACCAGAGTGGGCAGATCTGGCATAGCCGGTCCAGAAGCCAGTGTTCCGTAAATATAGTTCTCGAGATTGGTGAGATACGTTGGGTTCAGTCTCCGGGAATCAACTGAAAAATGACTTGACCAATTGAATCCGAACGGAGCATTCGGAACACCGTACAAAGTCCATTCGAATGTTCCTCCGGAGAAAGAATCATTCGTGGTGTTGAACGTGGCATCGCTTTGAGTGGCAGTGAGATTGTAAAGCAGATGAATCTTGTATCCGAGATCCTCCTGTACCAGATCGTTACCGACACGAGTCCGATAGGACAGATGGAACCGATTTGCTCGCTGATCGTAGACTGTCAGACCCGCAAACAGCTCTCGGTCTCCAATCAGTCCTTCCAATTCTTCCGGATAGGTATATGCCTGTAGTTTGGCTGAATATGCGCCGGGGACAGAATAGTCAAGATACTTGATTCCATCCATGTAATACGACTTGACGTCCCGAGAACGAGTCTCTACAACCGAAGTCAATCCGTTCCACGGAACTGCTCCTCCTCCAGGCATATACAGGACGCCGCGGTCGAGTCCTGTCTCGTACAGATGTGTACCCGGCTGATCCCAAGCAATGGCAGTCATGCGGCCTCCTTTCTATCCGGTGGTGCCCAATTGCGCCCTTCGTTGAGCATTCAATTCCCGATTTCGCCGGGCAAGCTCGGAACTGCTCATCTTCTCCGGCTTGGACTGCTTCACGTTGCAGATACGAATCAGAGTGAAGAGACGATTCAAATGCCAACGCTCGCATTCGAAAGGAATATTGAAAACCGTCATCCAATAGTAGATAAGCTCAGACGTGATCACATCTCGTGATTTTGGTTCTCCCGGTTGCTCACTGAACCAGGTGGCACTCGCTTTGGCCTCGATGTACTCCCGGATCTCCTCGATGTTCTCTTGAGAGAGTTTCTGGAAAATTTCCCGCGGGACTTTTTCAGTCAAAGTCATGCACTTCACGTATGAGAGAATCTCTTCCGCGGTTTTGGGCTCCTTGCCCAGGAACGGCTTTTCGTGAATTGACTCCCATTTTGACAGGGAGACCAGAGAATGCTCGAGTTCCAGGACGGTTCCACCCTGGGCGATAAACTCCTGGGTGTTTTCATCGAATGACTCGACTCCTGAAACATGAATGACAAGCATCCCCTGGTCCTTTCCCTAGTGAATCCGTTAGGGCCCTGTCGAGAGCATGTCGACGACGTCACCCGGAAGCGGCATGTTCGCCACACCACCGGTTCCGGACCCGTAGAGCTCAGCCTCGAGTGAGGTAAGCGCTGTGGAATCGACCAACGTAGAATCCACAACGATCAGAGATGTCGGCTTCAGGTCGTCATGGCCAGCGATTGGAATTGGCGTTGTCGAGATAGCCCACGAGAAGTCAATTGCCGCCGGAGAGTCGTTGATCGTGGCGTATGCCCTCTGGGAAGGAGCCGCCTGTGCTCCATACACCAGATGCAGACGGTATCCGTGATCTGTCCCTTCGACGTCGTTGCCCACTCGAGTCCTGTAACAGAGGCCAAAGACCTTTCGACCCTGCTGTCCCACCAGAACACCCGGAGACGGAGCGACCGTGCCGTCACACTCGGCGAACTCTTCCGGATAGGTGAACGCCTGAATGGTTCCGTCGAAGGTCTCGGCGGAAATCAGGTTGAGGTACTTGATGTTGTCGGCGTACTGAGCGGTGGCCGCAGCACCCGCTGGAGTTTCCGTCACCGTGGTAAGCCCGTTCCAGGCTACACCAGGAGTATAGGCTCCACTTTCATCGATGGCGAAGAGGACACCACGATCGACACCCGTCTCATAGAGACGTTCGCCGCTCTGGTCCCATTGCAAAGCTGTCATGCAAAGGATCCTTTCTCAAAAGAACAGGTTGAAGACATGATGATTCAGATTTTCCGATGCAAAAAAACGATCAAACCGACACATCGGAAGTTCCTCCACCTTGTCCGGCAGGTTGCTGTCGGGATCATGGTCGATGACCGTCAGCAGATATCGTTTGGTGTGCAAATATAATCCATCATCAGCGTAATCCGCATTACTGCCATCTCGCACATAGATAATGCACGGGTATTTCAAACTGATATTAGGCGGAGGCTGAAAATATACATTATTCGTAATCAGCTCAAGGAGAGATTGGAGCTGCAGCCGTGGGGCCATTGTACACCTCCCCTAAACGCAAGACCAAACGGGGGCGCTGTATCTCGACATCAGTGACGGTCCACAACTCCCCCGCCCATTCAAGGTAGCGAATGGCAAAAGAATGCTCCAATGCGTAAACGGTACCCACGATGCTGATCGAATTTCCGGCAAGAATATTCTCATTCAGAGCAGTTGCTTGTTGAAGCTGCCTACTATCACGAATAATATCTCCGTAATAGCTCTGCTCAGATATAGCGTCGGTATACACACCAGGCGAAGTTTCCACTGACTCGCCAAATCCGATCCTCCCGTGGAATTTGGGCATTAGCCAGCGCTGTCAGTGATGACGATTGCCGACCGGATCTTCGTGAGGGCGCCGGAGCAGCGAGTCTCGATGAGGTACTTGTACTGGTTGTAGTCGATATCGAAGAAATCGAACATCGACACATCGCCGCCACGGTCCGTGCCGACTGTGTAGTCGTTCAGATTGACGAGGATTCCGATGAGATCCGGAATATCCTCCATGACCTGAACCGTGTTGATCTCCACCACACCCATAGCTGACGTTAGCTCGGACAAATTGGGGTAGAGGCGCCGACCCAGAGTGTCCTTCGCCAGCATGAGCTGCGTGAGCCTTGGGAGAGTCGTGTAGAGATCAGGCGCACCTGTTCCCTTGTAGAACTGCATGTTGGTGACGACCGCGTCGATGAAGTCGCTCGGATCGCCGCCCGAGAGATCGACCGTCGCCTGATGGACGTAGAGCTCGTGATCGTTGAGAACAGAACGAATGCCCGCACCTTCCGCGGCACCCATCGGATCCCTGATCTTGTCCTCGTCGGCGACATCCCGGCCATCGCCGAGAAGGATCGCGCGCGCGAGCTCTTCGTTGAGCATCAGGCGCATCTCGGCCTTGAGCCAGGCCACGACATCGAAGTCGGTGATGTCGAGGATGTCGTCGCGATCGAGCTTCTGCTTCTTGTACACCGTCGCCGGGGTCGTGACCCGCTTGGCAACTCCGAAGAACTCCTCCTTCTTCATGTTGCCCTTGATGTACCCCTTGGCCCGGGCCTCGTCGACAGTGATGTCGGCGAAGAGAGACTTGATTCGAGTGAACGGAGTCTTCGAGCAGCTTGAAAGAACTTCCGCAACCCACTCGATCCGTCGAGTATCGAACTGAGGTGTGGCGTCGATCGGGCGAACTTCCGGGAAGAGAACGTCGATGTCCTCGATCCCGTGCTTGAGCGCGTAGGTCTCGACCGCTTCTTTGAGTGATCCCACACGAGCAGCATCGGCGAAGATTTCCTTCGTGTCGTTCTTCGACAACGACGTGTGCTTCACCTCTTTCGTAGAACCGTTCTGCTCGAACACATTTCTCTTCATGACGTGCGGTTCCTCCTGGGGCTCCGAGTGAGTTACAGAGTTGGACTGGTCCTGTTCGGAAGTCGCGGAACTCTCAAGAGCCGCTCCCACCATGTAATGCACGACCTCCTTCTGGTCGTCGGACATCTCGTCATAGACGTCCTGAACTGTCGGACCTTCCTCTTCCTCCGACGGTTCTTCTTCGGTATCATCATCCGGATCGTCGTCGTGGGTCAACGATTCACCAGTGAAGATAACTGCCTCGTCCTCGAGCACAACCACGTCACCATCCGCGTGCTGGAGTTCGATGTTGTCGATCAGGGCTCCGGGATTGGCCCCGGCGAGAACCAGCGACAGCTCTCGGATCACTCCGTGCGAAACCTGCTTGGCCTTCTCGACCAGCTGGTTTGCGAAAATGGACAAGGCACTGATGTCCTTGTGCTGGATCAGCGTTCGTGCTGTGTTGGCCTGTTCGGTACCGTTGAAGTACCCATAGGCATAAACACCCTCGTCGCGGTTCTCGAGGATGGCGTGACCGAGCACATTTGTCGGCTCGCTATGCCCATGCTGCCAAACCAGAGGTACCTGGGCCTTATCCTGGTGCGCAAACGCTCCGGGAAGGATGATCCGACCATCTGAACATCTCAGATTGGCCCTTGTGGCCCAGCCACTGAAGTCGGGCTTCACGACAACAGCGGCGGCCGAGTGGGAATTTTCTCCCATTTTGAATGCTTTCCTTTCAAATCTCAGCTCTCTCAGCCGAGAGCTCGTTGTCG